TGACACCGTGATTGGTGTCGAGCGTGACCAGCAAGACGAGGAGTGCAAGAACCTTGTTCACTTCAGACTGCTCAAGTCACGGGTAACAGGTGAAACAGGTAGCGCCGGATGGGCTGCGTATAACACCACAACGGGTCTGCTTGATCCGTCCTCTGGTCCAGAACCACAGGGCGACGAGCACACCCAAGTGGACTTTGGAGACAATGACGACTTATAGGAGGAGACATGCGCTTCGTCACATTAATAGTGGTGTTCGTTATGTTTGTAAGTGTGGAGGCTTTGGCGTCGGAGGAGGCGCCAAGGTCTGACGCACCTGTTATATCTATCGAAACACTCAAGAAAATCCGCGACTGTGTCCGCGCTAAGGACTATATCCAAGAGTCACAGCGATGTGCTATCGCAAAGCCAAGTAGACAGACACGCATCATAATCCGGCGTAACCGGGTGATGGATGCTGTCGTTATAGAATATCGGTTTGAATTTTAAGGAGGAGAATATGACCACTCTTATTTTTGATGTGGAAGCAAACGGCTTCCTTGATGACCTGCACACCATCTGGTGTATTGGCATCATGGACGCCGAGGGTGGTCCTGTTAGCGTTTATACAGACCATGACAGCGACTACCCGTCGCTACAGGAAGGGCTTGACCGCCTAAGCGATGCTGACACCGTCGTCGCTCACAACGGTCTGGGATACGACTTACCGGCCATCAACATGCTATACCCCAACACGCTCCGCTTCGAGCAAATGTATGACACACTTGTCGCGGGTATGCTGGCTGAGCCGGGCAGGCGATCACACGCCATCAAGAGCTACGGTGAGCAGTTTGGGGCGCCCAAAGGCGACTTCAGCGACTTCTCGAAATACAGCAAGGCGATGGCTCACTACATGGAGCAAGACGTGAAGATCGGACACATGGTCTACCAATACGTAAGCTCGCGGGTTACCTCCCAAGCCGCGCTCCTGACGGAACACAGGGTTCAGTGGACTCTGTGCCTGATGGAGCGTCACGGCTACCGCCTCGACATCGAGAAGGCTCAGGAGCTAGAGGCCGAGTTACGTGGTGAGGTCGCCGACATTGAGTACCGTCTTGAGCAAGTCTTTGGCGAGCAATACGTGCCTAAGAAGGCCACATGGGACTGGACCGAGTGCCGGTGGTCGTCTGTTGAGACCATCACACCAAAAACCGATAACAAGCGCTACTCCTATACTAAGGGTGCGGCCTTCTGCGCCATCAAGCCGGAGATGTTCAACCCCGGTAGTCGTACGCAGATCGCTCGACGTCTCATGGCCAAGTACCCCGAGTGGAGGCCGTCTGTGTGGACTGACAACGGTCAACCCAAGGTGGACGAGAAGACACTGGGCGGACTTGAGTACCCCGAAGCTCGTCTAATGAACCGATACCTGTCCGTGGCTAAAATGCTCGGTCAGTTGTCTGACGGCAAAAACGGGTGGCTCAAGCTGGTCACAGACCAAGGCTATGTCCACGGTCGCGTCAAGTCTATCGGTTGCCGGACACACCGCTCGTCACACTTCAGCCCCAACATGGCGCAAGTCAGCAAGAAGGACCTGCGTATGCGTGAGGTATGGATACCAGACGAAGGCCACGTTCAGGTCGGCTGTGATGCGTCAGGCCTTGAGTTGCGGATGCTAGGTCATTACCTTGGCCGGTATGATGGTGGTGAGTATGCTGAGGCCGTTGTTAACGGTTCGTCGTCTGACGGCACCGATGCACACACCAAGATGAAGCGAGCTGTCGGGTTCCATTCACGTGACATCGTGAAGGCCCTGACGTACGCGACACTGTATGGCGCTGGTAATGCCAAGCTGGGCGAGATCGCTAACAAGGATCGTAAGTCAGCTGGTGAGCGTATGGTCGCTAAATCACAGGAGGCAAAACTGGGTGGACAGATCAGACGCAAAGTCGAGAACGGTATCAAGGGCTTCGGTCAGCTTGATACTATATGTAAGGCTAAGGACAAGGCTCAGGGATGTGTTAAGGGCCTCGACGGACGCCGAGTCGAGACAGCGGGCCAACACTCAGCACTGAATACTGTGTTGCAGAGTGCGGGCGCAATCGTCATGAAGAAGGCCATCGAGCTGTTCCACTTCGAGTTGTGCAAGGAGGCCAAGCTGGTGGACGACCAATGGAACCCCATCGGCTGGCACTACCTCGCACAGGTTCACGACGAAGTGCAATTCAGCTGTGAGCCGGAGATCGCCGAACAGATCGGTAAGTTGTTTCAGCAGTCAATTCAAATAGCCGGAGATCGTCTCGGACTACGTTGCCGCCTTGATGGCGAGTATATGGTCGGAGCGAACTGGGCAGAGTGTCACTAAGGAGTGAGATATGAAGACATGCAGTAAGTGCGGCCAGACGTTGCCGCTATGTGAGTTCCACAAGTCAAACGGCAAGCGCCGCGCAGACTGCAAAAAGTGTTACAACAGCTCAAACAACGCTAAGAAAAATGACCGCAGCAATGCGATCAGTCGGTTAGCGTACACCATCTCAGGCGGTAGCCGTGAGTTCTACTTGATGTCTAAGGAGGATCGACAACGGGTACGGACTCAGGCTACCAGTCTGTTCATGGACGGCCGTGACTTCGTCAGCGCCGAGAGCGCCCGTAAGGTACGTGCAGACGGCTTCGTGTACATCATAGGCCACCCCAAGTTGACAGGTGTAAAGATCGGTCGGGCCTTCGACCCCGCCTCACGTCTTCGCGGGTATCAAACAGGGTGCCCACAACGCGCCTATGAGCTGCTGTATGTCTCCCCCTATGTAGCCGACTGCCCTGAACTAGAGCGTTCAGTACACGACGTTCTGGAGGCTGACAGGCTGTCTGGGGAGTGGTTCAACACTGAGCCTGAGTTTGCCGCAGAGCTTATCGAGCAACTAGCAAGGAGGACTTTATGAGTCAGATCACTGCACTAATCGACGCCGACATCATCTGCTACACAGCAGGTCACATGTCCGTCCAGTGGGTCGACTTCGGTGACGAGGAGGTAGCTCTCCCGAACATGGACGCGGCGAGAGACGTTGTCGACGAGATTGTCAACGCGTGGACTAAGCACGCCCAAGCTGACAAGCCTATGTGCATCTTGTCACCCGACGACCGCACCAACTTCCGTCTGTTGGAGTGGCCTCAGTACAAGACACATCGTAAGTCTTCACGTAAGCCGCCTCACCTTGGTGAGATACAGGATTACATCCGCGAGCGGTGGGAAGGCTACAGCGTCCCCTACCTCGAGGGTGACGACGTCATGGGCATACTACACACACGTAAGCCCGACACCACGGTCATTGTGTCAACCGACAAGGATATGCACACCGTCCCCGGCTGGCACTACAACCCCAACAAGGACACAGACGGACCACGCTACGTTGACGCAATGTCAGCACAGCGGTTCCTTCAGTACCAAGTGTTGGCTGGTGACCCTACCGATGGCTACAAGGGCGCCAAGGGTATTGGCCCCAAGAAGGCCGACATCGTTCTCAAGCCACACTACCAGCTGACCAAGTCGGCCAGTGGCTTCCAGCTACAAGGCGACCCAGAGGCGGCATGGTCTGACATCCTAGACGTCTATCGGACTACAGGACAGACTGTGGAGGAGGCTGTGCAGAACCTTGCGATGGCCCGCATCCTGACCACCGACCTGTACCGCAAGTCGCCTGCTGGGCGCTTCATACAGCTACCCACAGACACATGGGGTGTCAATAAGGAGTTTAAGCTACCGTGTACGTCTTAGAACTCTATCAGCTCCTCCCCGGCATCGGCTGGACAGGCGTCACGTCTGTCGAGCTGGGGACAGTCAGACACAGCGCACTGACTAGCCCAGTGCTGGAGTCGTTTGTGGAGGCTGAGACGCTGCGGTCACCGTGGCGTTCTTACTACACCATCAAACACCAACCACAATGAGAGACCTTCGGGTCTCTTTTTTTTTCAATAAAAAAGCCCCCACGGAGTGATCCGTAGGGGCGTTTCGTTGTTATTGTTATCCGTTGCGCATCTGGTCTGCTAGTCGTGTCGCTCGGTCGCCAACTTGATTGGCCCACCGGCTGTCCAGCATCTCGGATGCAGCTGTGTTGTAGTCGGTAGCACGTAGTGCCGCCAGAAAGTTTTTGAAAGCTGCTAGCCGCGTCCGGCCGAGGTTAAAGGTCATGTTGATTAGTACAGCTTGCCGTGCGGGTGATAACTGGTCCCACACGTTGCCTACAAGCGCCTTAGCGCCCCTCTCAGCAATTTCGACGTCAGCCCTGAGCATTATGTCTGCTTCTTCTTCTGTGATCCCTACGGCGTCTAGGTTGCGTCCGTAGCCGACCGTGAGTGCACCAGCGGTGCAATGGTAGGGCTTGAGTCGTAGACCTTCATCGGTCTTGAGTTGTTGCGTTGCTATCTTACTCGCTGTCACAGGGTATCACCTCAGCAAAGCCGTAGTGTCCGAGGAACTTACCGGTGTCGTTAAACATCGGGTAACCCGTGACGCGAACACAGCGCTTGACGTTGCCACGTATCGTCACCCTAAACTCGACAGTGTACCCAGCTTGTCCCGATATGGCTGCTTTGAAACGCGAGTACACCCTCTCGACATCTTGCTGATGTATGTAGGGAGCGGTTCCAATGCGGAGCATGTTACGGGGTGTGGTGTGGTACAGTTCGGCGAAGGCTTCGTTGACAAGCGTCAGTCGGCCAGTCGTGTCTGTCTCGTAGTATGGTGAGCTGATAGCGTCGAGCATGCGCAGTTGTCGCTTGTCCAGCTCGCGGTTCTGCACCTCAAGCACTGCCACCTTGTCCGCTAGGGTTGTTTCGTCGTCTGCCGATAGCAGTACGTGCAACCTGACCAGTAGGTCTGCGGCTTCTTCATTGGCGAGCATTTGGTCCTTGCGGAACTGATCGAACTCGTGATACGGCACCGCTCTGTGGCGGCTTATCCCGTACTGGGCTGCGATCTCTGCAAAGAACGCGAACAACAGACCACCAACACCGGCAACCCTGATAAGGCTGTAGTTGTCGACGGCCCACTGATGGGCAACAGGCGACTCAGAGTAAGTCGCTGCGATAGCATACAAGGCAAGCAGTGCAACAATACGTCGTGGCTTGCCGTTAGCAAAGGGTAGCAGCTCCCGTAGGAGCTGAGAGATCACTCGGCTGCGTCTTCTTCAGCGGGTGCTGCAAAGACTGCCGCGCAGATCGCTTGGACCTGTGCGGGCTCTTGTGAGTAGTCACAGTCACAAGTGATGACGTGACGGTGATAGCTTGACGAGATGACCTCGCCGTTCTCGACAATCTTAGTAGCAGTGCGCACTTGAACGACAGGGCCGTTCTCGCCGGTTACTACTTCGATTTTGTCTGCTGTTACTTCTTTAGTTAGTGACATTGTTGTCTCCTGTTAGTCCAGCCCCAGAGTCCACTGAGGCTATAGGGTTAAAATGCTGTTTGGTAGGTAGCTTCAAAGAAGATCAAAGCATTGGACGCCGTAAGTAAATCAGAGTTTAGTACGTTATTGCCGTCTCCTTTACCTAAACGTAGCTGTATTGATACAGGGCGAAGCACAACAGGGGTAGCTGACGTTAGACTCTGATAGCCAGCTATACCTGCACCCGCTTGAGAGTCAGCTGTAAAAGGTAACCCTCCTATCTCAACGACACCTACAATATTATGGGTACTTAAATCGGCTTGTATATGCCCTCTAACGCTAACCATGTTACCAATTTTGGTATATTGAGCTGTTGTTATTGTAACTGTAGCTGATCCTGAAGTTGTACCCACAAGTGTAGGAGTCCACGTCCCTTCTTCATAGTCATCCAGCTTGTTGGCAAAGCCCACGCCGCCAATGTACACACCGTCAACGGCTGTGAAGGTGTTTGCGTTAATGTTGCCGCTAAAGTGGCCGTTTTTGAAGCGTCCACCGCTGTAGCCTAAGTCCGTTGTGCCGTTCGCTATTGCACCAGCGTTAGTGGACGGAGCAATAATTCCTTCTGAGCCGTTGTCTGTAAATATAAGCCCAGAGTGTAAAGAAGCGGAAGGGCCGCTAATATATACACGACTACCAGCGGTGCCAATACTACCGACTTTAAGGCCGTTCTTTTGGAAAGCAGTAATGTCGCCGTCAGACGTTAAGCGGTTAATGTATTGAGCAACACCGCCGTCTCTTACCTGAACAGTACCACCAGTGTTCGCAACCCTGAAGCCCGTGTTAGTGGTTTCTGAGGCAGTAAGTATGCTATCGGTCCCAACCAACAAGTTGCCGCTAGAGTCGATGCGCATGGCCTGTGAATCCACAGAGCCGGCACCACCGCCTGTTCTAAAGTCAATAACACCTGAGCCTGCTGTTGCGCCCCACGAACGAATACGCAAGGAGTTGCCTGACATGTCAAAGCCGCCTGCGCTTGTTTGGTTTGCCGCAACACCACCACGAGCTAAGATAGCTCCAGCGACGTCTAAACCGCCTTGTGTGTTGGCTGGCGAGTCCGTGCCAATACCGACGTTGCCCGCTGAGTCGATTGCTAGATTAGGGACTCCAGATCCACCAGCGCCATACAAACCGAGGACGTCAGCCGATTGATCCCAGCCTATCTGGCCTTTGTAGGTCGAGCCGCTATAGAACCGCTGTACGGCATCTCCCAGCCCATCAGATGACGTGATTCTGGGGGCTGAAATACCCGCTTTAGATACTTCAAGGATTGCGGTAGGCGAAGTCGTACCAATACCCAACGACTCCGCAGAAGCATCCCAGAAGAACTTCGGAGTCGTGCCAGTGTCATCATAGAACTGGACAGAGTTGTTTGAGTTTATTTTTAAACTATTTACAGATAATGAATTATTGCGTATTGAAAAAGCGTTGCCGTCTACAACTTGATAAAACGTCCCTACTCCTGTTTCCTCTAAAGTAACTATAGGTGCTACGCTATTGCCGACAGTAATCCCGTCCACCGTAGCTGTGCCGGTTACGTCGAGTGCTGTAGTGGGTGACAAGTTGCCAATACCGAGGCGTTCTGTTGAGGCATCCCAGAAGAACTTCGCGTCTGAGCCCGCCGAGTCGTAGAAGCTGATGTCGCCGTTATTGCCTACTTTAAGCCTACTGACATCATTAGTATAAACATTAAGGCTGTTGTTGCCTGTAGTGCCGAAGTGAACGGTTGTGTTTGTAGACAAACTTGCACCAGCACCTAAAGTGCTATCGTCAAACGTCCAGTCATACGTATTACCGATGGTTGCGCTACCATCTACAGTAAGCCCGTCCATCGTAGCTGTGCCAGACACGTCGATGCCTGTGGAGGTTGTGGCTAGTTTGACACCACCGTTATAAAACACATTAGCCGCACCGCCATTTAAACCTTGAAAATAGCTGTCTCCTGCAGTGTTGCGTAGGTAAAGGCTTTCTGCATCTATCAATAAACTGCCAGTACCTACTTCTCGAATGCGACTATTGCCACCATCATGATAGATTTCAAGGTCGTTACCCGTGCCAAAAGTCGCCTTCGCGTTATCCGCAAAGTCCATATTTCCACTCGAGTCCACCTCGGGCAGGTTCGCCACGGTTGCTCTGACGTTACCACCAGCCCGCAGCACGATGAGTTCGTCATCGTTCAATAAGTTGCCGCCATCGGCTAATTCACTAATCTTTGCCATTGTAGTCTCCTTATGGCTTTATGTGTGCACAAGCCCGGTGTTGTTCGTTCCGGTCATTTCCTGTGCTGTCCGTTGTCTCATCACCGTCAGACGTCTAGCTCTGCGATGAACATTGAGGTTTTGTTATATCTGTAGCTCGTGATCGGCGTAAAAATGCCGGTGACAATGTAGTCATGGTAAATCGGGATGTTGCCATTAGTGCCTGTGAACTTGATCGCGCTAACCGACTCACCGATAGACACCGAAACACCCGTAGTGCGTGCGATCTCAATATACTCAGCACTGTCTGTAGTCAAGGCCGAACCGAGGCCGTTTCCGTACAGCTCAAGGCGCCTCCATATTTTAGTGACCAAGTAGTGTGCGTCAGTCTTAATGGATCGGCTGTCGAATTGCACGGACCCGTCTGGGCTCCTCACCTGTAGTCCGTAGTCTTCACCTGTTGCTGGTGTGATTAGGCCGCTAGGTCTAACGTGAATATAATCAAGTGCGACATCCGCTAGAGTCTTAGTTGCTGGGTCATAGGTTTTAAAAACGTAAGCAACGGTCCCGTCTTGGTTGAAAGTACGGTCGCACGCCACTAGTTCATTACTAACCGACGCGTCACCCTTAACAAAGACCATGTCGGTGATTGTACCCACGACGCCGTTACCGTTACCGTAAGACGAAACCACGTAGCTGTCCATTTGTCTGCGGCTGTCAAACATGATGCCGCCGTTTGCGTTGGTGACTGACAAGCCGTAGTCGTTACTCATAAGAGCCTCCACGTTTCAAGAATAAAGGTGCGTTGCACCCCTGTGCCGTTGATTACGGTTAATGTGTCTGTGGTGGTCGATGTTGTTATATCCTCATCCCCGCCAATTAAATCAAATACAACAGCTTCCGGAATGTGAACGTCTGGAACGGTCACCGAAGTTGAGCTGTTGGCTGCGACGACCACCGAAGTTACCGCCGGTACTTCAGCGTTGACGATACGTGATGAAGTGTCAATCACCGTGTTGCCAGCTGCGTTACGGATAAGTAAACCGTGTGTCATCTAAATCTCCATAGCACTCCAATAAGTGCCTGTTAGTTGGTAAATGGCGGACCCCGAAGGGCCCACCGCCTGTGTTAAATGCCGGTGAGGTCACCAAGCGCAACACGTAGTACATCGCTTGCATCGAATATTTCAATGCGGTTATCTGTGCCGTTGAAGAACATACGTTCGCCAGAGCTACCAGCATCAGCTGAGATCTCAAGCTCGTCAGCAGAAACAGATCCATTAATGATCTGGTCGCCACCGACTGAGCCATCGCCCATCTGCGTTTGCGTGATCGTTCCGTCGACAACTAGGTCGCCGTTGATCTCAACGCTGGCGTTCATAGTGATTATACCAGCTGTGTCAACAGAGAACGGCGCAGCTGCTGTTGGTGTCTCACCTTCAACGTAGGGTGCAACGACGCTGAACTGGTCAGCTGTCACAGTAAACGAAGAGGTTGAGGAATCACTAAATAACCTGATTCCCGACACGTGGCCATTTACGTCAAGATCGACATAATACTCAGCCGCAAGATCGGTTAGTGTACCTTCAGCTGCGTCCACTCTCGTGACAAGGCCTGTCTCGCCATTAACAACCGCATCCAACCCAGTGGCAGGATCGCTAACAGTAGACTGCAACGACGTTATGTCAGCAGCCCACACGACTGTGGCTCCATCTTCTTCAAACACTGCTGATTGCAGTCCACTTACAGCTGTAGAGTTAGCACCAACCCGAGGGTCTTCAACACTTTGCCATGCCGTACCATCCCAGACGTACGTCTTGAAGTTGGCGTCCGAGTCAAACCAAAGTGCACCAACAACGTCTGTAGTGGGTGCCTCCGGCTGGTAGAAGACAGTCATGCCGTCGATCTGAGGTGTGCCGTTGACCCACTGAGTGCCGTCCCAAGTGTACAGCTGGTTGTTATCGTCTGAATCAATCCACAATGCTCCAACAACATCAGTAGTCGGTGCGTCAGCTTGATTGAAAACAACCATATCAGCTGGGGCTGTTTCTAGCGTGCCTAAGCGCTCAGTAATACCGCCCGCACCAGATATAGAGGTGTTGAGCGCGGTAATGTCTGATGACCAAGCAGCTGTCACACCATCTGTAGCGTATACGTCAGACTGTAGACTGGATATAGCAGACGAGTTTGCCGAAAGTCGTGAATCATCCGAGGCTTGCCACGCAGCACCATCGTACACGTACAACTTGTTGTCGTCGTCTGTGTCAACCCAAAGAGCGCCAGTCACTAAACCGTCAGTAGGTTCGTCATCTTGCCTAAACACAACCATGTCTGGATCAGCCGTCTCTAACGTACCGAGGCGCTCAGTAATACCACCGTCACCAGATATAGAGTTACTAAGTGAGGTTATATCAGAAGACCAAGCAGCTGTCACACCATCTTCAGCGTATACGTCAGACGCTAAACTAGATATAGCAGACGAGTTTGCTTCAAGACGAGCGTCGTCAGACGCTTGCCATGCGCTGCCGTCGTACACGTACAACTTGTTGTTGTCATCAGTGTCAACCCAGAGAGCACCAAGCACTAAACCGTCAGTAGGTTCGTCATCTTGCCTAAACACAACCATGTCTGGATCAGCCGTCTCTAGTGTTCCAAGGCGGGAATCAAGAC